TGGAACATCGAACTGGACGGTCAGGTTGAGGACGCGAATGTCTACCGGTCTGCCAAATCGTTCTATGAATCCATTCGAGGTGGAGAAGTAACGGTGAAGCACACTGCTGACGCTCAAGAACCAGAAGGGTCTGAACCCTTCTAACCGCACAGGCAACCCGGTGTCTTGAGGCCCTGCACGACGTTCTCAACCGCAGGGCCGCCCGGGACCTTGGAACAAAGATGATAGATAAGTTTTCCACGATTTTCGATGGATTGAGGGCTGCCCACGGCACCTTTAAGATCGAAAGGCGTAATGAAAAAGGCAAGGCCACCGGTAAAGCGATGATCGTGCGCGAAGAGCGGACGAAAGAAACGTGGCAAATGCATTTGGACGGTACTCAGTCCATCGGGATCATTCCAATCAACGAAGACAACCTGTGCCGGTGGGGTTGCATAGACATCGACGAGTACAACTTCGACCACACCGCACTGATCGAAAACCTAAAAAATTTGAAGCTGCCGCTAGTGGTCTGTAGAAGCAAATCTGGCGGCGCTCACGTGTTTTTATTCACAGACGACTTTATCCCTGCCAAAGACATGCAAGACGTCTTAACGCGCCTCTCTGTCGGTCTGGGGTACGGTGGCAGTGAGATCTTCCCAAAACAGATCGTTTTGAACCTTGATCGTGGAGATGTAGGCAACTTTCTGAACATGCCCTACTTCGACCATGAAAACAGCTTGCGCTACGCGTTCAACCCAGATAGCAGTGCCGCAACCATAGAAGAGTTCTTCGAACTGGTCGCTGAAAACGTGCAGACGCACGAACAAGCTTTAGCTTTGTCTGTTGAGCAAGACAACAGTCTGCCGCTGCAAGACGGACCCCCGTGTCTTCAGATCCTCTGTAAAGACGGAATAGGTGAAGGCGCAAGAAACAATGGTCTGTTCAACGTAGGCGTTTATTTGCGTAAGGCTTTCCCTGACACATGGGAGACAGAAATCCTCCAGCACAACATGAAGTTCATTCACCCGCCGCTGCCTTTGGGTGAGGTCAACGCGGTCGCCAAGCAGTTACATAGGAAGGACTACGCCTATAAATGCAAAGACGCGCCGATCAATTCGGTTTGTAACAAAGAACTTTGCATGACCCGTAAGTTTGGGATTGAAGCGGTGGTGTCGGGTGTGCAGATCGCTAATCTGCGCAAGTACAACTCGGTGCCTCCAGTGTGGTTCTTGGACGTTGAAGGTAAGCCTTTGGAGATGCAAACAGACGACCTTCTAAACCAAATGGCATTTCAAAGAGCATGCGTCGAGCAACTGAACTTTTACCCGCGCACAATGAAGAAAGACATGTGGGAAACTCGTATCAACGCGTTATTGAAGGAGATGCAAGAAACTGAAGGGTCTATCATCGAAGTGTCGGAAGATGTCAGCGTTAACGGCATATTCAAAGAGCATCTAGAAGAATTCTGTACAGGTCACCAAGCGGCTGAAGACAAAGAACAGATCCTGCTTAAGCGGCCGTGGACCGATGACGAGACCGACGAAACGTATTTCCGGTTGAAAGATTTGGAGGGTCATTTGAACAAAGCTAACTTCAAGCACTTCAAAACGCATCAGATAGCTCAGCGGCTACGCGACGTGAACGGCGAGGCCACTCAACTACGCATCCAGGGTAAGGTCATTCGGTTATGGAAAATACCTGCCCACAAATTCACAAAGACGGTTATTCGTGATCCACGGTTTACCAAAGATGAGGAGATCCCGTTTTGAAAATCGATAAGGGCATAGAAATCCCGTCCAAGGCGGGTTGGGGACGCTGGATTCACTTGATTGAAAAAATGGAGATAGGTGACAGCGTTGAAGTGGTTGATGGCAAAGAACGTAACGCCATACGCAAAGCGATGACTGACGCTGGCTACGGGGTTGTGCAGCGCAAAAACCACAAAGACTCAACGGACGATAAGGTTTTGATACGACTCTGGCGGGTTAGCTGATGCAAAGGCTTTTCGGGCCGCCGGGGACGGGGAAGACGACCACGCTTTTGAATCTGGTCGATAAGGCGTTAGCTGAAGGTGTCCCGTCTACTCAAATAGCCTTCTTCGCGTTTACGCGAAAAGCTGCCACAGAGGCCAAAGAACGCGCTGCGGAGCGGTTTGGTCTTGATCCCAAGTCCGATCTGCCTTTCTTCCGCACGATCCATAGTCTTGCCTTTCATCTTACTGGGTTGAAGTCTGAACAACTTATGACCGCCCAGCATTATCGTGAAGTTGAGCGCAAGATTGGCATCGCGCTTGTCAGTGGTGACGTCCCTCGTTACGAAGTCGAAGAGGATCTGAGCAACAGTCTGCGCAAAGAGTCACCGATCCTGCGATTGATTACCCTGTCAAGATTGAAAAAGAGCGAACTGCAAAGCGAATACAATGCCAGTGATCTTGAATACACATGGCTGGAAGTGGAATACGCAGCAAGGGCCTTGGCCCAGTACAAAAAAGAGTTTGGCGTTTATGACTACACCGACATGCTTGAGCTCTTCGCACGGTCTGCCCATGAGACATGCCCGTCGTTCAAGCTTGCCATGCTGGACGAAGCGCAGGATCTCAGCCCGTTACAGTGGGACATTGCCCACGCCATCGATGCAAAGTCAGAGCGCATGTACTGTGCAGGCGATGACGACCAAGCGATTTACAAGTGGTCTGGGGCCGATGTGGAGCACTTCATAAACTTACCCGGCGGCAGCGAGGTGCTAGAGCAAAGCTTCCGCATCCCACGCCTCGTACACGAAGTGGCTGACAGGATCTCACGCCGGATCAGGCACCGCTTTCCGAAGTCCTACTTGCCAAAGTCAGAAGAAGGGCGGATACAAAACATTTCTACCTTTGCAGAACTGGACATGACTCACGGCTCTTGGCTGTTCTTGTCGCAGGCAGCGTACTTTTTAAACCCGGTACGCGATCATCTCAAAAGCCAAGGCTATTTCTTTGAAATGCAGGGGCGACAAAGCCTGCGCCTGAAGGTTCGCGAAGCCCTTGAGGCATGGCGCACGCTACAGCGGGGCAACCCGATCACATACGATCTGGCAAAAGTTTTGTATTCTTATATGACAGGTAACGGCGTGCGTGTTGCACGCGGTCACAAAAAGATTCTTGGGGAAGAAGACGATACGTTCACGTTTGAGGAGTTGCGGGACACCAACGGTTTGTTGGCAACCCTCGATATGTCGTGGAACGAGGCGCTTGACAAAGTACCAAGTGTTGACGTCGCGTACGTCAATGCATTGGTGCGCAGAGGCGAAGACCTCACAGCACCTCCGCGTATCAAATTATCAACAATCCACGGAGCAAAAGGCGGTGAAGCAGATAACGTGGTGCTGTTTACGGATTTGACGGTCGCTGCAGAGCGGTCGATGGACGCAGATCCAGACAGCATGCATCGCGTGTTCTACGTTGCGGTTACTCGCACAAAGAAGAACCTGTTCACCGTGCTGCCAGAAAACTTTTATCGGAGCTACACGTTGTGAGCGACGAAGACATGGTTCATCAGCCCCCGCACTACGCGGATTCTGAAATCGAATGCATCGATGCGATGGTGGCCGCTTTCGGGCGGGATGCCGTCAACACCTACTGCAAGCTTGCCGCCTTCAAATACGTTTGGCGTGCAGGCAAGAAGTTTGATGCAGAAGAAGATTTGAAAAAAGCGATCTGGTACTTGCGCTTCAGTTTGGGGGACGACCCAAGGAGCTAAGATGGAAAAAGAAACGCGCTTGCAGTTTCCGCTGTTTACACCAAACGCGGAATGGACTGCACCTTTCGAACTGAAAGACATTACCGACGCAAAAGAGATCGCTATTGACCTTGAGACACGCGATCCAAACCTTAAAGAGTTTGGGCCTGGGTGGCCTCGCAAGGACGGTGACGTTGTCGGTATTGCGGTGGCAACCGACGGTTGGGAAGCTTACTACCCAATCGCGCACCTTGGTGGCGGCAACCTCGACAAAAACGTCGTGCTACGTTGGCTGAAGAAGCAGTTATCCACAGGTTGTCCGAAGATCATGCACAACGCCCCATACGACTTGGGCTGGCTCAAAGCTTTGGATATCCCGGTCAACGGGCCAATCATCGATACGATGATCATGGCGGCGCTACTGGACGAGAACCGTTATAGCTACAGTCTGAACGCCCTGTCTTACGACTATCTGGGCGAGGCAAAGTCAGAAAAGCTTCTGACCCAAGCGGCAATCGACTTCGGTGTCGATCCAAAAGCTGAGCTCTGGAAGCTGCCAAGTCAATTCGTCGGCCCTTACGCAGAGATGGACGCGCGCTTGGCGTTTGATTTGTATAAGTTTTTCAAGCTAGAGATCAGCAAGCAAGACCTCAACACGGTCTGGGATCTAGAAACGCGGCTCACGCCTTGCCTGATCGACATGACCTTTCGGGGTATTCGCGTGGACATGGATCGCTGCGAGCGGACAAAGCAGGCTTTGATCAAACGCGAGAAAGCTGTGCTCAAACAGATCGAGGCACAAGCCGGGGGAACGGTAGAGATTTGGGCAGCCGCGTCACTCGCAAAAGCCTTTGACAAACTCAAAATAAAATACCCACGCACCTCGACCGGCCAGCCGTCGTTCACTAAGTCGTTCTTATCAGAGCACCCGTCAGACTTCGCTAAGCAAGTCGTCGAGGCCCGCAACCTCAACAAGGTCCAAGGCACGTTTGTGTCGTCGATCATGCGTTACGTCTCAAAAGAGGGCCGCATCCACGGGCATATCAACCAGTTGCGCAGTGACGATGGCGGCACCGTCAGCGGTCGACTGTCTATGTCCAATCCGAATCTGCAACAGATCCCGGCTCGCGATCCAGAACTGGGGCCGATGATCCGCAGTTTGTTTTTGCCCGAAGAAGATGAGCAGTGGGCTGCAATCGACTTCTCGCAGCAAGAACCACGGATCTTGGTGCATTACGCACAGATCTTTGGCAACTGGAAAAGCAGGCCGCTAGGCGGTGCTCAAGACTTTGTCAACGCGTACAACGACGATCCGGACACAGACTTCCACTCAATGGTCGCTGAGATGGCCCAAATCCCGCGTAAGCAGGCCAAAACAATCAATCTGGGGATGATGTACGGCATGGGAGTCAATAAGCTCGCAGACCAGCTAGACGTCGATGTCGACACTGCGAAAGAAATCACGAAGCAGTATCACAGTCGCGTGCCTTTTGTGAAAGAGTTGATGAGCGGCGTGTCACGGGCCGTGGATCAAAAAGACGATGGCTCGATCCGAAGTCTGAAAGGTCGCAAGTGCCGCTTCGATATGTTCGAGCCGCTGGGCTACGAACTCAAGAAAGCGATGCCGAAGAAGGAAGCTAAGGCCGCGTACGGCGATACAACGCCCTTGCGGCGGGCATACACCTACAAAGCATTAAATCGCCTGATACAAGCGTCTGCGGCCGATATGACCAAGCAAGCGATGGTCGATCTCTATGAGGCGGGTGAACGTCCGCTGTTACAGGTTCACGATGAACTGGGTTGCAGTGTGCGTGATCTTGAGCATGCAAAAAAGATCCGTGAGGTGATGGAAGCAGCGGTGACGTTAGAGGTGCCGAACAAGTGCGACATCGATCTTGGGCCTAGCTGGGGCGAAGCGGTAGAGGTGTAACCCGTCTTTGACCGCGCGGACGGGGCGCGCTGCAATCGGCGAGGGTTCGCCTTGGTCTGAAAAAGCCCCGCCTTCGACCACCCCGGCGGGAAGGGCTAACACACGACGCGTCACAAAGGAGAAAGGACGAGTCTGTTGGTCATTTTGGATGCTGCCTTTGGCCGCACGGGCAGCTACGTGTCTGGAAGGCGTGATGAAGACCTTGGCCGGGAGACGAGTGTTGACACCCGATCAATCGAGTACACCAAGTTCTCTGGCTTCTTGCAAGCGGTCTTCTTGCCACTCTTTGAAAATTTTGCGTAATTGACCGCTGATCGACCGATCTTCTTCGTAAGCGATCTTTTTAATGTCGCGGTAAACCTCAACAGGCACCAAAACCGACTTCCACTTGTTTGTATCCATGCGTTTTTATCTGTAAATATAAGACTGTATGTCAAATTATGTCTGTCTTTTCAACCACATGCAACTGTTGCGGCCACCCGGAGCTCGGATCACGGATCTCGAACGAATAAAAGTCTTCGCCCAAGTGTTTTCGCGCCTCTGTCGTGGCGATTTTGACCGCTTCTTCTACTGTCTCTGCGTCGCACGCAAAGAACTTACGGGTCGTCACCAGTATTTCCAGATCGTGTCGTTTCATAAACCTTTGCCATTTAAATATTTGTTGTGACTTTGCAACGCTACAGAGTCAACGGGGATCGACCGCATTGTCATGCCTATGATGTTGTTCTCTTCGAACTTTTTTTCCACTGCGTCGTTGATTTGCTCCAGAGTCAAACCCTGGTAAACCTCCGTCTTGTACATGTTCGAGGGTTCTTGAAACGTCAAGATCATTTCCCAATTTCGTTGTCTGCTCATAACATTTCGACTCCAATCGCAAAAAACAGACCGATTGTCAAACAATCGTGCCTGTACCTATCCCAAATGTGTAAAACACGTTTCACAATGTAATCTTTTACCGTCTTCATCTTCGACCTCGTAAACAGGTTTACCGCAATCGTCACACAAAAGTTCGTCTTCGTCATATGGGTTGTCAAAGGCCCAATCCGGACGTTCGATCATTTTTTGCCTAAACTTTTCCAATTACGTTTTTGTACGCCTTGGGTGATGTGTGATCGATGCTTCGCAGTGCCGAACCAATGCCCGGCCTTGATCAATCGGATGATCACCGTTTCGTACGTGCATCGTTTGCCCGGCTCCCCGATTATTCTAAGCTTCAGTTCTCTGACCTCTCTGATGGTTGCACCGTCAAGAAACGCCGACCACTCTTGCTCATGCACGTAATATGACAAGCTTTTTTTCTTCGGTGCTTTTTTCTTTAGATCGACTTGGCCGTTGTTGACGAAGCGAAGTACGACAGAGTCGCACAGGCTTTCCCATTCGTTGATCGTGTAGGGGGCAAAACGGCTCAAATCGAAATGCGTGGCTTCAGAGTCGTCTATCGGATTGTCTTCAAGATACTCAGCAATTTGTTCTTCGACGGACGGCTCACGTTCCGGGGCCTTATCAGGCTGAATTGGGATGACCGTCCGTTTGGACTTTTTTGGCTGGATGCCCTCTTCATATACAAGCACGTCCATTGCCTCGCGCCCGTCTAAAAAGACGAGGCGCTTCACTCGCACGTCAGCCACTTCCGCACCTTCGTGATACTTCCACCGATGCGCCTGTTTAAGTTCGTTCAACTCTGCATTGAAAACTTGATCGTTCCCAAGGTTGCCCATCCAGATCGCCTGTATGACATGTCCCCGGATTTGCTTCTCTTCAAGCTCAATGATTTCCCAGTACCGTTCAATGTTGTCCGGCTCCGGGCGTTTATCGGTAAACTCGTAAATCATGCCTTCACGTAATTGGTGATATTTCATTTTTTACCCCTGCTTGGATACCGCGTGTTCAGTTCTTTGTCGATCATCTCTTTGATGTCGAGTAACAAAGGTTCACGCAGTGTGGCTTTCGGGCCTATCTTAATTTGCACGCGCGTTTTTCTATCCGCTGCCTCTGCTAAAGAATGCCTTGCGCTATTGGTAAAATCGGCCTTAAGCATGCCTTTATGTAAATCGTAAAGCTGCACGGTATGCGCCCCTGCTTCTACCAATGCGTTTTTGCACACCTCTTCCAAAATCCGGTTAGCCATCTCGTCCCGAATCGTCTTGGTCATCTTCTCAACTTCTGCTTCGACCATGTTTCGCAGGGTTTCTTCTGTGCGTTTCATCCGACCTCTCCGCGCATTGCGAACTGGACCTGAACTTCTACCTCTTCGTCAGGAAAATGCCCGACACCGTTGTAGAACTCTTGAATTTGCCCCGCCAACCAGATCATATGGTTCATCTTCTCAAGATGTTCTTTATTCCGCCGACGGCTGTACTGCTCACGGTTCTCGATCAAAAAGTCTTGTTCGCCCAGCACCTGCATATCGGTTTCCATCTCAGGATGGTGCCAATGCTGCCCGTACTCGTCTTCTTTCACCATTTCCCAGTGCGGTGACACTTTATACGTGTACCGCCCCTGCTCGTCGCGCTCTTCTAAGCGGTAGCTCTTTGGTAGTTGGGTATTCCAGCGCATGCCGCCGGTCAGATCCGGCACCGGTATCGTGCAGACTCTGCACTTGGGCATACGATCATAGTCATGGTCGTACCCAGTCGTCTGGATCGTTATGTACGCATCCGACGACGACATCCAATGCGCGTTGTCCGGATGCACCGTCTGATACTTGTCTGCGTTGTCGGAGTCTTGAATCGCAGCGTTTTCTAGCTGCTCGCGCTTTTGAACATATCTCAGCCGCAAGCTTTCGTACTCACGTTGATCCTGTTCGACTTTTGCTTCCAGCTTCTCGATCTTACTGACCAGTTCAGCTTTCGTTGGTGTTTTCATCACGTTCTCCTAATAAAAAATTACAAAGGGCCTGACCTTTAGCCAAGCCCACCTCTGCCTCGGATAAACCCGAGTTTCGTGCGTTGTCTGCCGCGCAAACGCGCCGCAAAAACCGCAACCTGTTCTTCTCCACAGCCGTTCTGTTCGGCTTGCACAGAAGTTTTAAAAATTCTTCGTGAACGTCTTTCGACTCTTCAAACGTCATCAACCTTTCTCCCTGGGACGTAACTGATCCGGACGTCAACCTTCACAATGTCGCGTTTAAAAATGAAGTTTTCACGCAGCGCCTGATCGATCAACGGGACTACCTTCTCCGCTTCAAACACCTCGTTGTCGTCGTCCGGTAATACCTCGATCCAAATCAACCTCGGGACAATCGACCTGCTCCTGCGCTTCATTTGCGTAGCTCCTTTACCGCGACCTCTACTTCACGCAACTTGCGCTTGATAGCACGCACCTCTTTAACCAAATCGTCGAGCACGGCCCGCGAGTCTTGGATCACGTCCAATAGCTCACGGGCCTCGGCTTCGTCCAACTCAACACGCACCTCGACGCGCTTCATGCCAACTCCAAACGATCGACAGCCTCTTGCAAAGCGCCGAAGTCTTCGTCAGACAATCCCCAGTGGTCTTGCCAGTTAGTGTTGTTTGGGTAAGCGTCCCGGCCGATCTCTGCGTCCAGTACCTCGACAATCAATTGCAGTATCATTGCGTCAGTCATTTCAGATCCTCCTTGAGAGATTCGATTTGATCCATCAGTTCTTGACGTTCGGCTTCCGCTTCACGGCGCGCGGCCCGCTGCCGGGCAATCTCTTCTTCAAGGATCGGAATGGCAACGTCGTGACCAATGATGTCGGCCAACTCGTCGATGGCTTTTTCAAGAACCTCTAGTTCTTTTTCGTCTCTAGTGGTGGACGCATCACGCAACGCGGCGCGGTAGCACGCGACATCGCGCTCATGGGAAGTTAGTTCTTTTTTCATTTCACATTCTCCAGAGCAGTAACGTCGAGATCGTCCGTCGACAAACCAGCAAACTCAGGCTGACGCGTCACGTTGACGCACAAGATTGATCGGCCCGTGTTGTCGATCACAAACGAAAATGCAATCGTGTCACCGACATCTGCCTGCTCACGCAGAACCGCAGCAGGAATCGAATACCGGCGATCTTTTCGCCCGCCTTTGCCCGTCACCCGATAAAAACGGATCACGGTCTCCGTGCCGTCTTTGAACACCAGCGGGATCTCTTTTCGTTCACCGTTGCCCAG